ATATACCCGCAGACGGTATATTAGCGCGTGAAGGCTGTTTTGTTGCTGCACTTACTGGGTCTGGTAACAAAATAACTCTGATACTGGAGTAGGTTATGCGTTCTTACTATAAAAGCGGAGGCTCGGTTAAGAAGTCTCCTGCTTGGACTCGTAAGGAAGGCAAGAGTGAATCTGGTGGCCTAAACAAAAAGGGCGTTGCTAGTTATCGGAAGGCTAATCCCGGCAGTAAGTTAAAGACTGCAGTTACTACGAAACCTAGCAAACTCAAAAAAGGTTCCAAGGCTGCTAATAGACGCAAGTCTTTCTGTGCTCGTATGAAGGGCATGAAAAAACGGAACACAAGCTCTAAGACGGCGAATGATCCAAACAGCCGTATTAATAAGAGTTTACGAAAGTGGAATTGCTAAAACATTGGAGATAAGTTTATGAAAGCTAAAAAATATAACATGGGTGGAATGATGCCCGCAGCACCGCAGGACGAGACTACGATAAAAGGTCGTAAGGGCAAAAAGTTACCAGCCCCTCGCCGTGCGCCGTACGATGATAGTGGCGTTAATGTAGGTGGCGGTCCAAAAGGCGGTCCTAAACCCAGCCCTAAAGGCGCTGGTGGTGTTATGGCAGGGCCAAACCCTATGACAGGCGCCCCAATGCCCCCCAAGAAGAAGAAAAAACGTGCACCTATGGGTGGCGGTGGTATGGGTGGCGCTATGCCCATGATGAAAAAAGGCGGTAAGGTTCGCGGTTGCGGCATGGCTCGTGGCGGTTCAGTCCGTAAATGTAAAATGGTCAAGATGAAGGGCGCATAGTGCGTAGCTACTATAAAAAAAGCGGATGCGGGTGCGGGTACAAAAAAGGCGGAACCGTCAAGGACTCGTGCTATAAAAAGGTAAAGGCCAGTTACAAGGTCTTTCCTTCCGCATACGCATCAGGTGCTATTGCTAAATGCCGGAAGAAAAAGGCTGGTAAGTAATGCGTACGTACTACAAGTCTGGTGGTAAAATACGTAAGACAGCCAAAGGAGCAGCATTAAAACGCTGGTTTAACGAGGACTGGAAAGACGTTAGCACCGGAAAGGCTTGTGGTAGGAAGAAAGGAGATGGGCGAGGAACCCCCTATTGCCGACCTTCTAAACGAGTTTCTTCTAAGACTCCTAAGACTTCTGGTGAGATGTCTAGCGCTGAGAAGAGTAAGAAGGTAGCAGAAAAGAAACGCTTGGGACAACCTGCGGGTAAGCCGCGTAGAGTATCCCCAGCCAAACGTAAGGGGAAAAAGTGATGGAGATTTTTCAGAACGGTAGGTTCTCAACAGGAGAGCCAGTATACCAAATAGGTGTTAAACAAGCTGATGACACCTACGACATTAAAGTCTACGACCTGATGACTAAAGCACAGGCCGAGGCTAAGCTCGCATCTATGGGTGTCAAATCTACACCTGCCAAAAAACCTAAGAAAGCAACGACTCCTAAAGTTCCTGACTACTCGAACATGTCTAAAACACAGCTTGAGAAACTTATGCGTAAGTATAATATCGAGTTGGACCGTCGTAAGAGTAAAGCAGTTCTTTTAAAAGAAGTTGACGCATTCTTTTCAGGAGAATGGGCACTCTCATGACAACATCAGGTACCACTACATTCAATATGGACTTCACGGAGATCGCTGAAGAAGCGTGGGAACGTGCAGGCCGCGAGTTGCGTTCAGGCTATGACCTACGTACTGCTCGTCGATCTATGAACTTAATGACGATTGAGTGGCAAAACCGTGGTATTAACATGTGGACAATAGAGCAAGGCTCTCTTGACCTCGTGCAAGGGCAATCAACGTATGCCTTACCTGACGATACCATTGACTTAATGGAGCATCAAATACGCACAGGTGCGGGTAACACTTCGTTACAGTCGGACCTTACTATAAGTCGTATTAGTGTGAGCACTTACGCGTCTATCCCTAACAAGTTAACACAAGGTAGACCAGTACAGCTTTTCATTCATAGGAACAGCGGGCAAACTTATCCTGTAGGGATCACACTAGCAGCTACTATGTCTAGTACAGCCACTACTATTACTTTAAGTGGCGTGTCTGACTTACCGCCCGCAGGTTTTGTAAAGATTGAAGACGAAATAATAAACTACGGCAGTATTGACGGTAACGTCTTACAGAACTGTTTTAGAGGACAACAAGGTACAACCGCAGTTGCACATACAGTAATTCCGGGTGCTCAAGCACTTCCTGTGTATTGGGAACAAGTTCCTGCGGCTACTGTGTGGCCTATCCCTGACGGGACACAGAGCTATCAGCTTGTTTACTGGCGTATGCGCCGTATTGAAGACGCAGGTAGTGGTATACAAACCGCAGACATGAATTTTAGGTTTTTCCCCTGTATGGTTGCAGGGCTAGCGTACTATATTGCCATGAAAGACCCAGAGCTTATTGAGCGTGTGGGTATGTTAAAACAGATTTATGACGAACAATTTGCCCTAGCTGCACAAGAAGATCGTGAAAAAACTTCTGCGCGTTTTGTGCCTAAAATAGGCAGAATATAGTATGGGGGATAGGTTCGCATCCGCTAAGAAAGCCATCGCTTTATGCGATGTTTGCGGGTTTCAGTACAAACTCAAAGAGTTGCGTAACCTTGTAGTTAAAGGGCGTGACACAGACATTAAAGCCTGTCCTGAGTGTTGGAATCCGAGCCAGCCCCAGCTTAAATTAGGAGAATATCCTGTAGATGATCCACAGGCTATACGAGACCCTAGGATAGATACAAGTATTGGTGAAGCTGGGCCATATAGTAGTAGGGACATCCAATGGGGATGGAACCCAGTAGGCGGAGGACTTGATCCGTTTGGGCTTAGCCCCAACTCGTTAGTTGGGACTAGCTATTTAGGGCAAGTTACCGTAAACATTACGTAGGAGTAGTAAAATGAATGTATTTGGAATGAAAAAAGTTAAGGTCGAAAAGGACAAAGGTGTGTACCCATGTAAACACGCACCAAAGCCTAACATGACTGGCGTTAAAACTACGGGCATAAAAATCCGTGGTACAGGTGCGGCTACAAAAGGAACTATGGCTCGTGGGCCAATGGGGTAAACTATGAACTATAGCGAGTTAAAAACAAATATTGAGAACATCACTGAGAACTCTTTCACTGATGAACAACTCGCTATGTTTACTGAACAAGCCGAACAGAAGATATATAACACTGTTCAGATTCCTGCCCTGCGTAGAAACGTAACAGGAACACTTAGTTCAGGAAACAAATACCTTGGTGCGCCTACAGATTTCCTGTGGAGCTATTCACTAGCGGTTGTTGATAGTGCTGGAGACTACCATTACTTACTCAATAAAGATGTAAATTTTGTTAGGGAAGCGTATCCTAGTGCTTCGTCACAAGGATTACCGAAACATTACGCATATTTTGATGATGATTCGTTTCTCTTAGGGCCTACCCCTGATGGCGCTTATACAATGGAATTACATTACGGGTACTACCCTGAGTCAATTGTTACAGCGGGTACTACATGGTTAGGTGATGAGTTTGATTCAGCGTTACTTAACGGGGCATTAATCGAGGCAATACGCTTTATGAAAGGCGAGCCTGATTTAGTGCAGTTTTATGAGCGTTTATACGTTCAATCGCTAAAACTGCTGAAAACTTTGGGTGATGGTAAACTTCGTGAAGATACATATCGCTCTGGGCAGTTTAGAATGAAAGTAGAATAGGAGATAAAAAATGGCAATATCACAAGCAATGGTAACTTCATTCAAGAAAGCACTTCTTGATGGAGAAATGGACTTTAGTTCCAACACGTCTCAGACGTTTAAGATCGCACTGTTTACCTCATCCGCAACATTGGGTGCAACGACAACAGCGTACAGCACAACAAACGAAGTATCCGGTACAGGTTATACAGCGGGTGGTAACACGTTAACCGTTGTAGCTCCCACAACGTCTGGCACTACAGCGTTCCTAGATTTTGCGAACACTACGTGGGCTACTGCAACAATTACTGCTCGTGGGGCGTTAATTTACCAATCAGGCGGGACTAATCCTGCTGTTGCGGTTCTTGATTTTGGAGCTGATAAAACATCAACAGCGGGTGATTTTACAATTCAATTCCCCACTGCTGATGCGTCTAACGCCATCATACGAATAGCGTGATGACTGATGGCTGACGTACTTGTAACCTATGGAGGTTGGTCTGCTGGTGGGTGGGGCAGTACCGCGTGGGGTACGGATGTACAGATGCCGTCAGCTACGGGTGCGGTTGGTACCGTATCTGTTAGTGGTGCCGCTACAGTTCAACCTGCTGGACTTGAAGCTACAACAGCGATAGGTACAGTTAGTGTTGTTGCGGAAGCTAATATCTTCCCAACAAGTGTAGTAGGTACGACAGTTCTTGGTAGTGTGGTTGTAGACGCTGCGGCTAATGTAGCGGTTACAGGTGTTTTAGGCACATCTACATTAGGTAGTGTGACTGTTAGCGCAGGGGCTGTAGTCCAACCTTCTGGGCTAGAAGCCACGACAGGGCTTGGAACAATTGTAGTTTCCGCCGCTGCTAATGTGGCAGTGACTGGTAATGTAGGAACAAGTGCACTTGGTAGTGTAACTATAGAAGCGGGAGCGGTTGTTTCCCCCGCAGGTTTATCCGCTACAAGCGGGCTAGGTTCAGTAGCTGTTGTTGCTGAAGCAAATATCTACCCCGTTGGGGTAAGCGCTACAAGTGCTTTAGGCACAGTCTCTGTAGCAGGAGACGCAATCGTCGCAGCATCTGGCCTTGCAGCCACAGGTTCTATTGGAACTGTCTTTGTAAGTTTAGGTATTGTAGAAAATGTAACAGGAGTCTACGGACAAACACAACTCGGTAGTGTAATAGTTGCAGCTAACTCAGATGTAGCTGTAACAGGTGTAAATGCAGCAGGCGCGGTAGGTACAGTATTTGTTTGGGGAGACGTAAATGACAACCAAAACCCCGATTGGCAAAATATTGCTGGCGCACAAGCACCAACTTGGGGTAATGTTTCAACAGGACAGACTCCTAATTGGCAAGATATAGCCGCGTGAGGATTAAAAGATGACAACACAGTACACTTCGACACTTAAACTAGCCCTTCCTGTCCAAGGAGAACTCAGTGGTACATGGGGGGATGTTGTAAACGATAATATCACTTCTATGATTGAGCAGGCCATTGTCGGGCGTGCAGTCATTAACACGTGGTCGAGTAACTCCCACGTGCTGACTAGCGCTGATGGTACAACCTCTGAGTCGCGTTGTGCGATGCTAGAGTTCACCGATACAGGATCAAATCTTACTGGGGCAGCGACTGTCGTATGCCCTACAGCCGCTAAAATTTATATTGCTAAGAATGCTTCAGGGCAAGCCGCCACGCTTAAAACATCTGGTGGTTCAGGTATTGCGATACCAAACGGTAAAACAATGTTTCTCTTCTGTGACGGTACTAACGTCGTAGAGGGCGCTACAAATATCGAATCGCTATCTGTTGGTGGGTACACAGTCTCTCTTGCAGGAACTTTGACTACCGCAGCGGCGTTTACAACGGCTGGAGCGAATGCACTCACGTTAACAACTACGGGTGCAACTAACGTAACTTTACCTACAACAGGTACGTTAGCTACTCTTGCGGGTACAGAGACGTTTACTAACAAGACGTTAACTGGCCCAACAATTACATCTCCTACACTTACTGGCTCTATTACAGCTACTGACGTTACGATTTCTGGCAATACCACGATTGGTGATGCTGCGGCGGATACGCTGACTGTTAACAGTACCATTACGTCTAACCTTATATTTACTGACGCTACCTACGATATAGGCGCAACGGGCGCTACACGCCCACGTAATATCTTCTTATCAGGTAATGCTACAGTTGGCGGGGATATTACTCTCGCTGGTGGAATAGACGTTACAGGCGCTTTTGGTGTCGATGGTAACTTTGATGTAAATACTAATAAATTTAACGTCACCGCAACAACAGGTAACACTACGATTGCAGGGACACTTGGAGTAACAGGCGCAACTACTGCGACTGGTGGCCTCAACGTCGATACGATTAGCGAAATTACCGCTGCTGGTGGTGTGACTATTGACAGCGTTTTGTTGAAAGATGATGTAGTTAACGCTACAGATATTGAAACAAGTAGTATTTCTGCCAATGACGGTACTGAAGCAGGCACTATTGCTGATACCACGGGCGTAATGACGATTGCGTCATCTGTTTTGACAACCACTGATATTAATGGCGGTACAGCGGATGGTGTAATTATTGGGGGGACAACTCCTGCCGCAGCCACAGTTACTACTGCTGTAGCAAATACCAGCCTAAACATCGCGGGGGATGGTGCCACGGTTACAGGCATTAAAGACGAAGATGACATGGCGTCCGACAGCGCCACAAAACTTGCTACTCAGCAGTCTATTAAGGCTTATGTTGATAGCCAAGTAGGTACAGTAGACACACTGGCTGAGGTTCTTGCTAACGGCAATACTACTGGTGGTACTAATCTTGTTGTTAGTACCGGGGATACACTCGATGTTAACGGAACCCTAGATATTGATGGCACTTTAGATGCTAATGGGACAATCAAGCTGGATGGTAACTATCCTACGGGTACAGACAACGTAGCCTTGGGTAACACTGCTCTGGACGGCATCACTTCCGGGGCTGGCAATATAGCCATTGGCGATAGTGCGGCTACCTCATTGACAAGTGGTTCAAACGCAGTCGCCATTGGTCGAGATTCGATGAGTACGGCGGTGTTTACAGGGTCAGATGCCGTTGCCATTGGTCGTTCGGCTCTAGCGGCGAACACGTCGGGCAGTAACAACGTAGCCGTTGGTGGCCTTGCACTTCAAGCTACGACCTCCGGGGCGGGTAACGTAGCCATTGGGCTAAAATCAGGTAATTTAGGGCAAGCGCATACAGGTAACGCGTACTTGGGTTATCAAACCGGATATACCAACGTAAGCGGAAATTACAATGTTGGGATTGGGTTAGATGCTCTTTTTACAAACACGGCTTCTGACAACA